TACTCGGTATATCATTCCCGATGAACGAAGCCAGTTATGTAATTCTATCCAACCAATATTCTTTTCTTCTAAATCCTTCCAACGGTTTAAAAGAACTGAACTTGGTAACATAGGCGGATAGAATGAACCGCCTCCTTTCTGTATCCTGCATTCGATCCCCCGCCGAGCTATTTCCATAGAAGCAGCGACTGGATCGGGATACTTTGAATTAACTACGTTGCCTATTGTACTGGAATAAGCCGCATTAACTTTAACTAATTTTCCATATTTAGATAACATCCGGTTAAACTCATTTATTAACCATTGGTTAGTAATTAACCGGTTATAATTTCTTCCTTTCTTTTTATTTCCTTGTAAAAACTTTAAATCTTCAACAAATAAATATTCGATTTGGTAATGACATGCTAACCTTCCTATTTGTGTTGCTATCTCACTTGTTTCGTGGTTTAATTTATTGTGATTATAATGTTTTCCAGTCAACTTACTTAGGTTATATAACCTTGTAGTAATTAATTTTTTATTTTCCTTATAAAAACTAACTCCAATATAGTTTGGATTTAGATCAATACCCAAATATCTGCCTTTTATAGTAGGCTTTGGTTTTAAATCAATCAACTCTTGTTTTACTGACAGCATAATATGGTTATTATTAAGTGACACTGTAACCGGCAATTGTTTTTTATTACATAACTCTACTATTTTATCATATTGTAGTTGCCTTTTCTTATGTAGATGAGGTAGGTATAATTTAAATTTAACACCAAATTCCGGTTTATAAATTATATAATCATTAGTAAATTCAAACTTATAATTGCCTTTTATTCCGGCATGCCCTACTGAATATAAATCCTCTAACCTGTTATCTTTCCATTCTTTATTGGTAATATATCCTTTGCATATACGTGTAAAGTTTTTCTTCCCACCAAATATTCGTTTAGTTACATTATTTGTTTTATCTGCTTTATACTGGCCACTAGCTCTAACTATAGCTGACCTATTAAACCAGGTATGCAAATTAAATTTATCTTTTATGTCATAGTATATTTCTTTTTGAGGTATTTTATCTTTTAATCGATTATATGCATATCTGTAAGCAGATGATTGTATCCTTTGCCTTTTATATAGGTCTAAATGAAAAAAAGATTCATCTTCTTTTTTTACTTTGTATTTTATTTTTAAGGTAATCATTATTAATAATATACTATATTTTGGTTATTTAATCAATATATTCTTTAAACAATCCTGATATTACATCTGCAGCAACATCTAAATTTTTTATCATACTGCAGATGCTTCAGATAATTTAAATACCAAAGCATCTTTTTTTGAGTTAAACTGGATTTTACAAAAACATTGTTTTTGTAAATTTTCATAATTTTGAGAATTAATAAAAATATGACGTCTAAATGTATCCATAAAGTGTGGGCTAGACCAATGTGTGCCTTCCACATAAAAATCTATACATGGTTTACTTTCAACATAATTCCTAAATTCTTGCAAATCTTCTTGTGATTTAAATGACATCTTAACTGATACTTTTAATTTATTTTTTTGTTTTTTCACTAATATTATCCTTTTTTATATTAATACACAAACCACCTAACTTCATATAATTTACTAAATCTTTAGAAGCCATTTTATTCTCATTTAAATATTTAAAAAAGTTTGATTTACTATCAAATATACTAACTAAACTAGAATGAATGGGTTGCAATGAACAAATAGAAGACAATAAACTCATAGAATATGTCCAAGTAGTAACATTATTTTCATTTTTTAATCTAGAAAAAGGTGCTAATGATTTTTCTACTAATGTTTCTATTACACTAATATTTTTAGTAACTTTATAGTATTTAGTGCAGTCATACTTACTTACCATTATAATAGACAATACTTCTTTAAATAAAATATTAATGCCATTTGAATTGTAATAAATATATTTATTTGAAAGCGTTCTATCATTTTTTTTACTATATAACCCGTTTAATATAGCAGATTTAAATCGAATAGTAAAAAATAAATTATATTTATAAATATCTTTTTCCTTAATAATATATACTTTTTTATCAGATAATATTTCATTATTCTCATATAAATTGCATATTTCTTCTTCTTTAATATTTTTATTTTTTAATAAATCAAAATATATATTACTTTCTTTTTTGCTTTCAACTAATATCAACAATGGAAATAATTCTTTTATTATTACACTCATTAATGCTAATTTTTTAGAATGATATTTATCATTTGATAAAATTATTCCTCTAAAATTATTATTTTCTAAATTTTCTATTGTTTCTTTATCATGATCATCAAAACAATTAAAAACAGAATTCATTTCTTTTAAAGTTATACAATCATCATTAACTTCTTTAATCTTTTCTTCATTAAATTTTATATCAAAAACTTTACATATTTGAGATATTTTTTTAATTTCTTTTTTTGTTTTTGGTTTAATTGTGAACTGACTATACATTCCAATTTCTTTCTTTGAGCAATAACATTTGGTTATAAAACAATTGATTATTCATAGACGTTATTTTTAATTCATTATTTATTACTTTTACTGTAGAATCTAACTCTATAGAATCTTTGCAATTAGCTAAAAATACTATAGTTTCTTCATCTACATTAAACTTATAAACAGCTAATATATCTATTATTTTATCTATATTAGATTTTCTTACCTTTACTATCCACAACTTAATATCATCATCAGTATAATATCTAGTCAAATTTTCATTAAACAGTGCTTTACTTTTTAAATTTTTTATTTCTTCAATAATTTTAGGGTTATATTTAAATCTAAAAGCTATTTTTTCTTTGCCTATATACCTAGCTTCTCTGGGTATGCTAATAGTTTGATAAGGCTCCTTGCGTGCTTTGGGATTTAATAAAAAATAATCTATTTTTTTCTCATCTACGCCGGTATTAATAAAAGTAAGACTATGTTTTTTAATAAGTTTAATACATAAATCATATTGAGCTGTGCTTATATTTCCATTTTTTAATAATAAAAAATACATATCATTAAAAAATTTAACATCCCATTTAGGAATTGATGCCAATATCTTACTATAGCTTTGGTTATGTTTTATATTAATAAAATATTTTACATAATCATCTAAAAAATTCATATCATACTCTTCAATTTATATTTATTTCTGAATCTTCTAAACCAGCAACTCTTAATTTTATAATATTAGCTAACTGATACCCTTTAAAGTCTAATGCTTTAAAAATAGCTAACCATTGATTACGCAACAAAGCAAATCTATTAACTAAAATAGATAACTCATATACTTCTTTATCATTTTCTGCATACTTTTCTGCATCTCTTGATGTTAATGCTTTTTGATATTTTTCAAAATATTCCCTAAATTTAGAATGACGCTTCCTAGATAACACTATATTCAAATATTTTAATATTGCTTCTATTTCTTGTAATTGAGAATACCTATGTTCAACTATCCCAGGAAGCATAGCAGATGATTTTTCTAATGATCCTTGTATTCTAGTTTCTTTTTTAGCAAATAATAACTCTTTTTCAAAATAAGAAATACAATCCACTAATGGAGACAAATCCAAAGGATCTAATGTTACTTTATTATACCATGTTGACATTAATAATTTCTAAATTATTCAAAACTAATTCCATTCATCTAATTCTTCTTCATCCACATAACCAGATAATGTATTACATTCTTCTTCTTTAAATCCTAAAATAGCAGCATCTAAATTGTCATCTTCCCCTTCAATTCCTAAATCTTCTATAGGAACTAATAAATCATCAAAAATTTTCAATAATTTTATTGCCATATCTACTTGTTTATGTGCAGGAACATATCTTTTAAAACTACCCCATATTTCAATTATTGCTTGTGCCTCCGATTGAATCATTTTCTTTAACCTCATTATTATTTTTATTAAATTTATTTAAAGAAAATAATGTCATTAATTCTTCATAATTTTCTTTATTATAATATTTTCTAAATAATTTAATTTCCTTTCCAATACTATTGATATATTTATAACGATTGCCTTCTTTTGTAAGAACACCTTGCTCAAGAAAAAAATCAAATAATCCAGAATAAGGATCTAACCCTGAGTCATATGGTATTCTTATTTTCATAGATTCAAACGGCTTATTGTAACGTGTTTTAACTACTTTACATGCAGCTCTTATTCCAGTAACTTCTGTTAACTTATTTCCTTGTTCATCTTCTTTTAATTTCAATGATTTAATAGCAACAACAATAGAAGAAGCAAAAATAAAACCTAATCCACCACTTATTTTATCTTCTTTAGAAAATAAATCTTGAGACATATAAGTATGGTTAGTAGCAACTAATCCAACATTATAATTGCCAAATAAATTAACTACATTCCTAACTAATGCAGTCAACGCTTTGGCTTTTCTGCCCATATCTCCTTTCATATCTCCTCTTTCAAATTGATCAACATCAGTATTAGTTAACAACATTCCCAAAGAATCTATGACAAATAATATTTTAGGTCTATTTTCATCTTCTAATTGTTTATAATCTTTCATAAATGAAGATATTACCTTACCAACATCATCTATCATATTAAGAGATAGCCTTAAAATTTTATCTTCAGAAGTATCAACTCCCAAAGCTTCTAGCCAACTTTTATCTAAGGCGTTTTCTGTATCTATTAGTACAACAAATATTCCTTTTTCCTGAGCATGTTTAACTATATTAGCAGAACAAAGATATGACTTACCACTACTTGGTTGTCCTGCAAATACCGTAACTTTACCTAAAGGAACTCCCTTATTAAAATCTCCTGATATTAAATAGTTTAATAAATAAGAACCTGTACTAATCCAATCTTTGGGATCATTAAAGCCTACTGAAATATTTTCTATACTTTTTGTTAGCGATCGTCTAAATTTAGAAATATCAAATGGTTTTACCACTTAATGTTTACTCCTATGATTTAATTGTGCCTCTTTCTCTAATTAATTTTAAAACATCTTCTGCTTTAGTCGTTTCTTCATCACTATTTTCTTTTACTTTTGTATTTTCATTTTCAGTTTCAGTACTAGAAACTCTTTTTCTTAATGCAGCCAAAGCATCAGATATTTCAGAAGTTTCCTTATCATCTTCCTTAACAGTATCATTTGTATTGTCAGATTCCTTAGAATCTGCTGAAGAGCTATTATTAGAATCTTCATTAGAAGTATTTGGTCTATTAGAAACATCTGAATACATGCCAAATGGTTTATAAAAATCAGCCCATTTGCTTGGATCATATAACTCACCTGCTACACTTGATTCAAACATTTCTTTAATAGCATCTAAACCTTCAGCAGTGGGTTTTTTTGGTAAATAATCACTTAAATTTTTAAGGCCATATTGATCTATTGCTGCTCGTTCTTCAGAAGAAAGAGTTCTAGTTTTTCTTGACCAATTTGAAGCAGTATACACAAAATGTTGGCCCTGTCGTGTTTTTGTTATTTTAAAATCACAACCACTAGTAAAATCAGTGGGGTTATCATCCATATCTACATCAAATAATCCAGATCTAATAATTTCTATAATCGAAGGATTAATAACAAATCTACGAATTGGATTTTCTGGTGTTTCAGTTTCTGGAATACCATCTTGAACCACAAACCCTTGAAAAATATATGATCTCTTTTTCCAGTAAGATCTAGCTAATTTATCATTTTCTACTTCTTCTGAAGTAGGAGATTTATTTGTATCTTTTATAAACCAAGATCTTACTGTTGATAGAACAGGGCATGTCATATTAAACATTTCTGCGCAAGGTACTACCACTGTAACTGGTTTAGATTCATCTCCACCTAATATACCAGAAAAAGGCAATTTAATTACTAATTTTTCTTTCCAGAAAAAAACATTTTGTTCATCAGCATCTGGTAAAAATCTTACAATACTAGTACTAGATTCTTGAGCGTTCCAGAATGGGTATAAATCTTTTGGTTTATTAGAATAACCTGCTCCAGACTGTGATGCTTTTTGTTCTGATAATCTTCTTCTAATTTCTTCTATAGATGACGCCATTGCGTTCTCCTTACTAAATTAATATATACATATTAACAGATTGTTTTTTAAAAATCAAATTAATTTAATGTTTTTTTAAATTTATTTTGACTTAATATAAGTACTTATAGCATAAATGCTATTACTTAGCAATATTTTAATTATGAACAATGAATATAAAAATAATAGATACTATTGTTATTTAAGAATTTTGAAAGGAGTTACCTAATAATAAAATAAATTAATTTAATTAAACGGAAGGTGGAAATAAAGGAACATCTCCCTTTTCGTTTTTCTTATCAGAAGTTTCTATTTTTTTAATAGGAGTTTTTCTAGTATTAAGTGGTGCTTGTTTATCATCATTAAATAGTTCATCTTCAAAATCTGATTCTTTTAATCTATTGATATAATGTTCTAACATATTAATATCTTCATCAAAAAAATTATACTTATCTATAGGAACTGATCCTATAGGAGATTTAGTACCACCAGGTATTTTGGCAAATGTTTTTTGATGTCGTTTTTTGTCTCTTGCTGTAACAACCTCACTCCATAAATCATCAAATTGATCACCACCAACTACATTATCTTCTTCAGTAAAATCACTATCATAATTTCTATTTTCATTTTCACTTTCACTATATGATATATTTTCACAGCCAATCAATTTAGCAGCTTCTTCTAAATCTGAATGAGAATCAAAAACTAAAGAAAGAGGACAATGTCTTTTCCAATGTATTGGTGATTCTAAATGATTGTTAACACTAGGAGTTAACATGCGTTCTGCATCAGATGCTTCATCTTCATTATTAAAAATGAAAATATACAATCCTACTTTATTATTAACTGATTCTCTGATAATATTAAATTTTTTATCCATAATATATATATGCCCTAATTAGCTGCTTCTCTAAATCTAGCCAAATTAATAATTCTAGCTGTGTCTTTGTTTTCTTCTTGAATAGGATCTTTATTGTTTATTGCGTTTTCATCATTAGGTTTATAACCTTTATTTTTCATATACCAGGCTAATTTCCAAGGATTCTTAATACCATGCTTTTTCATTTTCTTAATTGTATTTTCCCAACCGGGAGGAGCTACTTCACTTAACTGCTCATCTTTATTATATTTTTTTAATAATTTATCATTTGCGTCATTCCAACCCGATACAAATGCTAATCTACTAGGTCCATCCCAAAGATTTAAATCTTTATTATATGTAGGAGTATTACTTGTATCTTGTAACCTAGTTTTTTTACCATTTTCATAAGCTAATTCTTCATCTGATATATCTTTATCAAAATTATAACTAGCTTCATCTAAACCTGTTCTTAATGCAAGGTCTTCTTTTTTCCAACCATTAAACCAAAGTTTGTGTTCTTTAGATCCTTTATCATATGGATTCATTAACATCGGAATTAATTTTACCCTAGCAGTTCTTCCCTCTTGATCTATTTCATAGTCATCATCGGTGTAAACTTCTAAAATTAAATTTTTTAATTTATCAGCAACATTTTTAACGCAAATTTCATCTAACTTAGTAACTACTCTATTTAATTCAAATTTGGGTAATGAATTAATTAGTTTTGATATTTCTTTTTCACTTTCCATTAATGACATTATGTTTAATGAAATATCAAATATTTCATCTTCATTTAAAAAAGATAAACCTATTTTATCCGCAGACTCAATCAACTGCTTATTATTATTCAATTCTTTTTGTTTATAATAATTTGATATAACATTATC